ACCCTCTCACAATCTCATCAAGAGCCGGTTCAATTTGCCAATCCCAAATGCGAAGTCCATGGCAAATCCAGACGGCGCGGTCATGGGGCCGCTCATCCCAGGCGAGGTCGATGAGAACGGTATTCAAGAACCGGATCGCCGTGTATTCCATGGACACATCCTGGAAAATAAACTCCTACTCAGGAGCAATCCAAGATATGTGGACAATCTGAAAGCCAGCGCCAAGAGCAAAGATTTGGAGCGGGCGTGGCTCGATGGTGATTGGGACATCACGGCAGGCGGCCTTCTCGATAACGTTTGGGCGAAGGCGAAGAAATTTGCTGTTCTGGAAGGGCTGTCGCCGCAAACGATCCCAGATGATTGGACAATTTTCAGAGCTTATGATCACGGGTATTCAGCACCGTTCGTTGTCCAGTGGTACGCTTTGAGCAATGGCAACGATATTACCTTGGTAAATGGTAAGGTAAGATCGACTCGACGGGGCGATCTTTTTTTGGTCCGGGAATGGTATGGTTCGTCGGGCAAACCAAACGAAGGCATGGAAATTCTAGCGCCCGAAATTGCCAAGGGTATTGTCGCACGCGAGATCGAGTGGGGCTGGCAACCCCCCGCCGGGGGTAAAAGCCGTGTCAAATCAGGACCGGCGGATACCGGAATTTTTGACGATGTGAATGGAGTCCACATCTCGGCGGACTTTGAAAAACCCGTTCACTTGAACAGCCGCAAATATCGAGGGATCATATGGGAGCACGCGGATAAAGGAAAAAATTCTCGCGCGCTGGGTTGGGATCAGTTGCGGGAACGTTTGGACGCTACGGTGCCGCTTGAAGGCGTTGGTCGCGAGCGGCCGGGGCTTTTCGTTTCATCTGAATGCCACGCATGGCTGCGGACAGTCCCGGTCTTGCCGCGCGACGAAGCGCAGGTGGACGACTGTCCAAAGAATTGTGAGGACCATTGTTTTGTTGCCGGGACTATGGTGGATACAGAAGAGGGCTCTATTGCAATCGAGAAGTTACCTGTATCGGGGCGGCTACATTCATTAGACCGTATTGAGCCATACTGTAACCCCCGACTAATTCAGCGAGAAGCACACGTTGTGCGATTGACGTTTAATGATGGACGGACTGTGGAATGCACACCGGATCATAAATTCCTTGTAGATTTAGATGAATGGTGGTACGCAAAAGACTTACTCGGAAAGGAAGTCCTGTGCAGCCGATCATTATCAGCCAAACGATCCAGGAATTTGAAGGAGTCCGCTACTACCTCTGCGGCAAATACTTTCAGCACAAAGGCAGTCGCCTCCATATTCGCGTGTGGGAGTATCACAAGGGACCTATACCAGCGGGCCACCACATTCACCACAAACATACTCGCGCCCAAAATGGACCAAATGATCTGGAATGCCTCACCGCTGTTGAGCATGGCAGGGATCGGCATGGGGCGGAGTCTGGAGAAAGAGGGCGGCAATATCTCCCACTTGCTCAGGCCGCTGCCGCAGCTTGGCACAGAACCGACGAGGGCCGTCAATGGCACTCGGAGCATTCTAAAAAGTTCATGCGGGAGCGTGTTGCAGATTGCGTATCGCTTAATTGCCAGCATTGCGGAGCGACCTTTTCCACGCCTCGATACGCCAGTGGTTTTGCAAAATTTTGCCACCCGAATTGTAAAGCGCGTGCGTTGCGTCGGCGTCGAAAACTTGCAAGAGCGACGTGACGTATATTGCTTGACTGTTCCGACCAATCACACATTTTCGATTGAGGGCGGCATCCTCGTCGCGAATTGTGGGGATTGTTGCAGATATGCCTTGCGGTTCGAATATCAGCCAATGGTCAGCCGTCGAATTTGAACCTGTTGCGGCTGAGGCATAGATGTGGTTAATAGCCGTTTTTGGGGAACCGCCATGGGCGAGAGAATTCACACAATTCGAATTGGCGAGGACGGCTATCCGGAGCCTGCACAAGCAAGGATGAACTACGGACCTAAGCGTAGTGCGTCCGAGCGGTATGATAGTGAAAATATAGGAACTGGCCCTAATCCAGAAAAGCAAAGTGGCGGAGTTGAAGCCGTCTCGTGGAATGGGGTGCTCAGCGGCGAAGGTCGCCGAGGCTTCAAACAAAGCTAAAGAGGGCGGTGTCGATGGCGTATTCGCCTAAAATCAACAGGGAAGGTACCATCTTGCGAGTAGGCGTGTTGCTAATCCAGAAAGAATGCTCCTGATACCGCGACTCTTGATCGTATAAAGAACGAACTTGGATATGTTATCGGGAATGTTTTTATTGTGAGTGCCCGAGCGAACGTGTTGAAGCGAGACGCGACGCCGGATGAACTTCGGAAGCTCGCAGACTTCTATGATAGGAGGCTCTAGTGGGAATAGATGATAAGCACCCCGATTTCATTTCTCAGCTAGGGAATTGGATACAGCTTCATGATGTCTATGAAGGGGAAAAAGAAATCAAGAGAAAAAGATTGGATTACCTCCCAGCTACCGAAGCTATGTTACAAGATGGAATGACTACACCGAGTGCACCCGGCTGGAAGGACTACGAAGGCTATCTCACACGCGCATATTTCCACGATCATTTCCGCGACGCTGTTAAAGCGATGGTGGGAATGCTCCACATGAAACCCGCCGTTATCAAGTTGCCGCCGAAGCTTGCCCCGATGGTGGATAAAGCCACCATTCAAGGTGAGGGGCTGCAAATGCTCATGCGTCGCATCAATGAGGCACAACTTGTTTATGGGCGTTGCGGTTTGTTGGTGGACGCACCGACCGGCGCTGACCCCTATACGGCGCTACCATATCTCTCGTTCTATGATCCCCAGCGGATCATCAATTGGGATGCTGGGCGTGAGGACGAGGGCCGCAATCAGCTTGAACTTGTCGTGCTCGACGAGAGCGGTTTTCAGCGCGAGGGTTTCACCTGGGTGTCAGAAAGGAAGCATAGAATTCTGACACGGGGTATCCCTGAGTCACTCGAAAGTGGTTGGACGCGGCCGAGCCCCGAGGACAATTTCTCGGTCTGCGTAAAAGTCAACGATATGTCGATGCCGATCCCGAGCGATTTTATTTTCCCGCAGATCGCTGGCCGACAGCTTAATGAAGTCCCGTTCGTTTTTATCGGCTGCAACGATCTCGTGCCGCAACCAGACATGCCACCGTTGCTTGGGCTCAGCAACTTGTGTCTCACGATCTACCGGGCCGAAGCGGATTACCGGCAGACACTTTTCATGCAGGGCCAGAATACTCTCGTCGTCGTCGGCCCCGCTGGCGATACGGATACGCAATTGCGTGTTGGGGCCAAGGGCCTCATCTGGTTGAAAATAGGTAGCAGCGCGGAGTACATCGGTGTATCTGCTACGGGCTTGGGCGAGATGCGGCAATCACTCAAGACCGACATGGACGCCGCCGCCGCCGCAGGTGTCGCGTTCATGGACGTAGGCAATGCCCGTGGTGAGTCAGGCGAAGCGCTGCGCATTCGTGTCGCCGCGCGCACGACCACGATCTCGGCAGTCGCGCAATCGGCTGGTGCGGGATTGGAGCAAGCGCTCAAACTGTGCGCTACATGGGTCGGCGAGGACCCGGATGAAGTATCAGTTACGCCGCAGACAGATTTTGCGGATCAGAATGTCGCTGGTGCCGCGCTGCTTGCCTTCATGCAAGCCAAGCAGCTTGGTCTCCCATTATCGCTCAAGTCAATGCATCGCATGATGCAATTGAACGACATGACCGAGATGACCTTCGATGAGGAAAATGACCAAATCGAGGAAGAGGCTGAGACTACAATCGGCTCGATGGTCATGGGCGCGAACGTAGGCGATACAGATAACTCGTATCTCGATACCGAGGCGGGCGGCAATAGCGATCCTATACCGCCAACGCCGACTGTGCCACCCGCCGGTAATCAACCCGTCCCGGTCACACCTCATCGGCGCGGCTCGCCTGTGCCCTTAAAGCGCAAGCTTGGCAAAGGGTCTAGTACCTGATACGGAGGGCCGCATGACCCAAGATAAAGGGGCTGTGTATCCCGGAAAGTAAGTCACATGCCCTTTGACGAAAGCCAGCATCCGCGTGGTGAGCACGGCCGGTGGGCAGTCAGCGCGGGCGGCACTGTCGAGCCGCTCGTCGATCCGCGCGTGCTCGATGTCGGCGGCGATCAATGGAACAAGGATACTGCGGCCCGACTCGAAAACGAGTATGAGGCAGCGCGTCCGGCACTGAACGCTCTTGTCGAGACGGCGGCCAAAGCACCGTCGCCTTCGGATGATGCCGAAGTAAGCGCCGCAGTAAAAGCAAACACTACAGCTAATTTTCACGACTTAGAAAATAGCTTGTCCGATACTGAGTCGGCTGCGCTTATCAGCAAGTATGGCTCAATTCAAGCGGCATCCACAGCATTGTACGGTAAAGATGCGCCTGGTTTCAAAGGTACGGACGAACCCGAGGACGAGGAGAGTCCGGAGTCCTGGGATGAGATGAATAACGATCTACAAGAACAGGCAGGGGATAAATACAAAGAGTCAAACTATGAACAAGCCCTAGAAAGCGAGCAAAATAACTGGTCAGAAAATGGCGCGCCTGCGGAGGCAGCAGCCAAGGTCGCAGAAGATGACGACTGGAAAGCGGAATTCTTGACAGATTATCTCGCGCAGCGGATCGAGGACGGCGAGCCCGCCATCCCTTACACCGCACAAGAATTGCTCGACTCAATCACATTGAATTTCGATCATGACTCAGCCTCTGGCTCGGGCTATGGTTCAAAAAGTCTAGCCGAAAAATATCTGGAAGTCGGATTTGACGACAGTCAATTGCAGCACCCTCACAACAATTTCAATCCCGATCAAATGACGCTTCCTGGTATTGAAGAGGTGAAACCAGAAAGCTCGCTCACTGAGGATATGCGCAAAGACATCACCGAAGCCATCACTGACGCATTCATAGAAAAAACAGATAAAGAGACAAGCAATATGGAGGCTCCCGATTATCTTTCGGAAAGCGCTAATGACCTGGTAGCTGAAGATTGGGACCAAATGGGCGACAAGGATAAGTTTCAATGGGTCAAAAATAATACTGATCTCGTGGATGATGAGAAGCCGGGGAAGCCTGAACCGAAGGACGAGGGGCCACTTTTAATACCCACGACCTGGAACCCGATGCAAGACAACGATAAGGGCGCAGGAAATTACACTCGCACGCAACGAATGGCGAAATATCTCGCCAATAACCGCGCCGTTCAAGTCATGGCGCAGCGTGGCGTACAGACTCTAAATCAAAGGGGCGATCCGGTTCTCACACATGCGGCGGTGCCGGGGACTGATACCAAGTATAGTGAGGAAGCACATCCTCTTACCCCGACGCTTGAGGCTATTGAGCAATCAGATGAACGATTATGGTCCGGCTGGAAGGGAAGCTCTACCGGAGCGGAGGGGCGGCTCCTACAGGTTGCATCGGCTGACGAGCTTGGCGGCCGACTCAGGGAAGCGATAAAAAATCCTGATATGGCGGTGGAGTATAGCGCATTTGCGAAAAGCGATATCGCAAAAACAGGTACCTTAGAGGAATTTTCAGCGGGACT